AAGGGTATCCTAATGCTAGACGAGGCAGTGCCTCTTGGGGAAAACGGTTACTACTGGTTGTGTGTTCACACTGCTAACGTTTGGGGTAATGACAAGGTTAGTCTTGATGACCGTGCTCAGTGGGTTCTAGATAACTTTGACGACATGATGTCTTATGTTAACAATCCTATGAAAAATACTGGTTGGATGAAAGCTGACAAACCGTTTAGCTTCTTGTCTGCTTGTCATGAGCATAGTATGGTTTCTAACTGGAATGGGGATGGTAACGAACCAGAAGACTTCCCAAGTTGTTTACCAGTCTATATCGATGGGTCTAATAACGGTGTTCAACACCTTGTGGCTATGTCTCAAGATGATGAAGTCGCCCCTCTAGTTAACTTGGTTCCTCAAGACCTTCCTGGCGATGTTTACATGTTTATCGCAGAGAAGACTTGGGAAAGCCTTGAAAACAAAAAGAGCAAGTTAGAACCAGAAACTATTAACAAGTTTAATGATGTGTTTCAAACAGCAACAAAGCTTCAAAAGGAGTATCAAGAAGCACCAGACAAGTCTGAAAGAAAGGCTCTAGCGTTTCAAGCAGCTCAGACTTGGCGTAATCAAAACAGAGGCTTGCGAGAGAAACTCTTTCCTGTTTACTGGACAAACATTCAGGACAAGAAAATCCAGCGTAAGACTGTAAAGCGTAACGTCATGACACTAGGTTATGGTGGCACGGCCTACGGTATGGGCCAACAGGTGATAGAGGACACAAGGGATATCTCCCCTTATCTAAGGGACAAAGAGCATCTCTGGGGTGCCCTCCTGGGCTCCCTCGTGTATCAAACTTGCTATGAGGAGCTAAAGGGCCCCGCTCGTATGCTGAGACTGTTCCAAACTCTTGCTGAGAGAGCCAACGAAAAGAAAGTATACTTGACTTGGGTTTCGCCTGTGACTAACTTCCCTGTGTTTCAGGCTTATCGAAAACCAACGACTAAGAGAACCGAGTTAAAATACGGTGAAGAGCTTCTCAAAGTTCAACTACAGGTTTGGGAAGAAACTACCCTTAATGAAAGTAAACAGAAGACAGGCGCTGCACCAAACATAGTGCACAGTCTAGACGCTGTTCACCTAACAATGTGTATCCACGATGCGGACTACACTACAACCGTTGTCCATGACTCTTTTGGTTGTCATGCTGGTAATATGAATCACATGTTCTTGCACGTTAGGCAGAAGTTTGTTGAGTTATACCAAGCAGAACCTCTGGAAGACATCCTAAGACAACTAGACGCTCTCGACTTATCTCCTCAGAAAGGAACACTAAATGTCGAATCTGTACTCCAATCCGACTTCGCTTTTGCGTAAGACTATCAAGATCAAGTTTGAAGATCTAGAAGAACTTGCTTATGTCCAAGCAGTAGATTCGGGAGGTGAATACCTTGAAGTAATTGTAAACCCAGATCAAACAGATGAAGAGTTCTACGCAGAGCTGTATCTGGAGGATGAGGGCAAAGACTGGGATCTCGTTGAAATCCTTGACTAAATAATACCTGACGCTAAAGAACAATAATGTTCCTTATCGAAATACTAGAAACAAACCAAGAGGAAATCTATAATGGCTATCGTAAAAAATGTTGAACTGTGGTGGGTAAAAGTTGATGCAGAGCGTCCTGTAAAGAACGTGGATCCTAGCAAGCCAGACTACTGGGAAGTACAGCTTCGTACCACTGATAAGGCCGCAGCAGCAGCTTATGCCAAAGAAAGCATTAACTTCAAACCGCTAAAGCGCATTGTTAAAGATGCTAGTGGCCAACCGATGTTGGATGACTTTAACGAGAAAGTTCGTGAAGTTGTTAAGTGTGAGAAAACAGGTAAACCTTACTTCTCTGTTAATGTTCGTAAGAAAGTAACTAAGGCGGATGGGTCTGCACAAAACCCTGTACAACTAGTTGGTGGTGATCTTACACCAATCAACGCAAAAGAAGTTGGTAACGGTTCTATTGCTAACGTTCGTTTGTTCCAGTATGACTACACTTACCAAGGTAAAGAAGGTCGTGCAAACATGTTGATGGCTATTCAGGTGACTAACCTCCTGAAGTATGAGCAAAAGCCACAAGAGGACGCCTTTGAGATGACTGAGATGAAGGTTATTACAATTGGTGATAACCAAGTTAGCGACTCCCTGGACGACAACGACGATCTAGACTTTTAATAGAAACACCTAAGCATGTGTATAAACTGCTTTTATTATCAAATACGGCAACCAAGAGGTAACACTATGACAAACTTTAATAAGATTTACACGAAAAACCGCCGTACAGATGGCAAACTCATCAAGTACACTATCTACAATGCTTCAAAAAACAACAAAGTATTGTTTCGGGGTGAGAGCCACATACTGACTAGAGAAAACATTATTGCATGTAAGCGTGAGGAGATTACAGCAGGGTTATCAGAGGACTACCCTCTAACTAAGGCAACAAGCTGGATGTTAGAAATCGCAATAGCAAAGGCTAACAACGAAGTAATCAAAGTTCGATTTGAAGAAGAGGAGTTGTTTTAATGAAAATTGCCGAGTTAGGATTCTTTCACACTCCTGCCGACTGGGACGAACTCCACAAATGGCTTGATAACTTAGATAGTTCAGAAAAAGCAATGGCTGGTATCGCTGCTGTAATGGCTTGGAACTTGGCAGCAAGCATCACAAATAAGGAGGAAGAAGTATGAACTTACTACGAGGTGTATACCTGGCTGGCCCAATGGCTGGCTTCACTGGTAAAGAAATGAAAGGATGGCGGGACGTTGCCACAGAACAACTAGAGGCAGCTGATGTTCCTTGCCTTGACCCTACTCGCCGTATTAGCTTCCATGAGCAAAGCTTGGATGACAACGGGCTATCAGACAACATCGCTAACCGCATCTTCCGTCAAGACCTTCGTGACATTGCTCGTTGTGAAGTACTCTTGACAGACATGCGAGACCACCCTCACGCTAAAGCACAAGGAACAGCGGCAGAGGTTATGTTCTCACACATGAAGAATAAAATCATCATCATGTTCAAGAACCCAGAAGACAAGTTAAACCCGTTTATGACAGCTATGGCTACTGAAGTGCACGATTCTCTTCAAGACGCTATTGACGCTGCTATCGACTATTCTTTATAAGGAGTACTACAAATGAGATATAAAGGCTTAGAAATTCTTCGGTTCTTTATGATGGACCGAGACAACTTAGACGACCCTCAAGAGATGCTTAACGACCCCTTATTTTACCAACCAGAAGGAGAACCTCATCTTTATATGTCAGCACATTCTATGAGAGACATGATAAACATTGTTGAGTGCATATCTGGACGTATTGGAGGTTACTCTAACCGAATCGTTTGGTATGTGGAGTTATTTCCCCTTACAGGGCAGCTAGTTGAGGTTCTAAACTATAACGACATAGATGATTAAACAAAAGGAGGGCGACTAATGTCTAAACTACTATCTGAAAGAGAACTACTTGGGCTTACTCTTGAGACTATTCTTGGTTGGGCCAAGGAAGAAATAGAACTAAACGATGGGGTCGAGGAAGACCTTGAGTGGCGCTACGCAGAGATCGTAGACAGCTACTTAGAAAACCTAGAAGCAAAATTGCAAGGAAAATAGATATGACTGCAATGACTGGAAACATGACCAAGGTATATAGGGAAAACCAAGGAGGCCGCAACGGGCGAGATAAGGGTCAATACATCCTTTATCATATCTTTTGCCCAAAAAAGCACCGTGGCATACACCAAGGTTATATCGGTGTATCTCAACTCAGTGTAGAGGGTGTGAGGTTGAGGTACGAATATGAGCTGGTTGAGGCTATGAGCAAAGACCACGTAAGGAAGGTTCGCCAGGTTCATAAGATGATGGACCGCTTTGGTTGGGATATCTGCCAGCTAGCCAGTGGGCTTACTAAGGAAAAAGCCTATGAACTAGAGAGATCACTACGGCCTGTCTGGAACACAGGGGGTAAAGACATGTATAACTGGAACATCGCAAAAGGAGGCTAACATGCAACAACGTGAAACTTACTATGAAGTTTGGTTAGGGAATCAGCTTGACTTCAGCAGCCCCTCCTTGAAAGTTTGTTTAGACTCAGCTAGAAATGCTCGAAGCAGGGATTACGTAAAAGTATACAAAGTAACCCTATTGGAAGAAGAAGTGGAATACTAAATGAAAGTAGCAGTTTACTGGAACCTACACAAGAAAATCTTCTCAATTCAGTCCCGTGAGACGAGTGATTACGGAAAAGTTATCGCTCATAAAGACTCAGTAGTAGTAGCCCTACCTAAGTTTGTCGTAAGGCAAGCAGGACGAGACCAGGTTTTACAAGACAAAAAGAAAAATGTTCATGCCTTCGTGGTGGGGCATTTAACAGAAGCAAGGTTTCTTTCTTCTGGCAACCCTTTCCTTGTATCCTATAATCCCTACAAAAACAACAGCTTTGTGTTAGCTGACACTAAAGAAGAGATCCTCTCTGCAGCAGTAGCTGTTTTGAGTATGCAAGGAAGACACCCAATTATAGAGGCGTATGTATAATGTTAAAACTAAAAGGTTTGAAGTTAGATGATCTGTTTGAAGAGCGAACCGCTATACTAGAGTATGATGCTGGTTTTAGTCGTTATGATGCTGAACAAAAGGCAGCTCAGGCGATGGGATTCGCTAACAAGGCAGAACTTAAAATGAAAGTACAGGAGCTTAAGGCAGGAGAGTACAATGACGCCAACATATAAGGTTTTTGACAAGACAGGAGAAGCAATTCTTATAACAGATAGTTTTCAAGGTGCAATAGACATGTGGAGTAGTTTACTCCCAAGCTCTATGGTCTATGCTGTTGCAGGTAAGAAGGCAGAGTATCTGAAATCAAGAGAATCAATTAAACAATGGGCGGACTGGCTAATGCTAAACAACTACAACCGAGTGGAACGTCGTATTATGAATGAACTTATGCAACAAGAGGAAGATGGCATGAAGATTGTTGAACCAGAAACAGGTAACTTTGGTTATATGGAGTACCTTGCTAAAGAAGACAGCTTCCGTGATGAAATACCTGCCTTAATGGGTAAGGTGTTTGGTGGGGATAAGGCAGCACCAGACTTCCACGGGGACTTCGCTGCAATGGATAAGTGTACTCAAGATCAGATTATCAACCCAAAGCATTATAAAGACATATTGCCAGGATATGAGTATATGCAGATGATGGAGCATATACTTGGCAGTGAGGGGGTTAAGGCGCATCTCAAGGGCCAGATCTGGAAGTATCTGTGCCGTCTAGGGTCGAAGGATTCGGAGACACAAGAACTTGGAAAGATAATTTGGTATTCAGAGTATTTAAAAGATTACTTGGAAAGGGAAGCAAATGGGCAGACACCATATAATCCCGAAACACCTAGGGGGTGAGGCATCTGAAGTTACTGGAATTCCAAGAAGTACAATACAGAGTAGAATCAGACGAAAAAGGATATATCAACGATGACTACTTATACTCATGATTACGATATTGTGTTTTCAGTCAAAGGATCAACTGACTGCGATGCAAAAGATGTTACGCCGGAGATGATAAGGGAAGCACTGCTGGAGCGTATAGCAAAGCTCCAATTCCAAGATTGGAGAGCGGGTTGCGAACTACTAGGCTCTTATGACGAGGAAGATTACACTGACGTAGGTGGTCGAGAAGAAGTATGGCCTGATTTTGTGAATGGAGATCTAGTATGATTAGCCAAGAAGATATTGATGCGTTTAAGGAGAACGAGTTAGTGAGAGTTAAATACCTTATACTTAAAGATGACGGCTACGATGGTTGGAATATTCACTACTGTGACAGCAAGGAAGAGCTTGGGGAAGCACTTTGGGCTACTGATTATATGCACTTTATCTTCCCCATAAGAGATATAGAAGTTTACGAGGTTACTCGTGAGCTAACCGTTCAAGAGTTGTTAGAGATTAAAGGAAATACAAATGCTAAAGAAAGTTGAGCTAGCCTACATTCGACGTATGGCAAGAATGTACGAACGGTTTGATGACATGCCTAGACGAGCGGCTATTTTTCAAGCCTACAAATCTTATGAGTTTTACAAAGAAGCAGAAGTGGAGATCAACGATGAACAACAACAACGTAACGTTTGAAGAGCTTAACAACGTAACCTTTGACATGGAGGGTAAAGACTACACTCACCTTGCAGAGTCACTTGAACACTGGGCTTCAATGTTTTTCGAAGGAGCTATCTCTGATGAGTACTCAGAACAACTCACCTACTTGTTGTTTAACATGGCAAAAGAAATGCGAAACTTAACTGAGTAAACAGAAACTAACAAGTAATCTAGGAGAAACTTATGAAACTTGTAATTGACATTGAGGCTAACGGCCTCTTACCAACAGTATCTAAATTCCACTGTGCAGGGGCTATCGATGTAGACACAGGGCAAGAGTATTGGTTTAGGGATCATGAGCTTGCAGAGTTCCTTGTTCTGTTAGACAGAGCAGAAGTTATTGTAGCACATAATGCGTTGGGGTATGACATCCCAGCGCTAAACATTCTCTCTAAGAAGTACTACAATAAACCTTGGGAACCAAAGGCAGTAGTCCAGTGTACCAAGGTAATGTCTCAAGTCCTTAACTACCGTCGCTTTGGCTTTGGCCACAGCTTAAAGCTTTGGGGAAACTTCTTTGGGGATCAAAAAGGAGACTACACTGGCGGTTGGGAAGAATTTAACGAAGATATGTTTGAGTACATGAAACAGGACGTGCGGCTAGGTACTCGTGTTTACAAGTATCTCATTGAAGAAACAAAAAAGTATGCTGCTGCAGCTGGTTCCAAGAAGATCTTAAAAGCACTTCGCTTAGAAATGGAGATGGACCGTATCATGGTTGAACAATGTCAGGGTGGCTGGCAGTTTGACTTAGCAGCAGCAAAGGAGTTAGTTCAACACGTAGAGTATAAAATGAAGGATATTGAAAACTTCATTAACCCTAAGTTACTTGCAAGAGTAAAGAAAGTAGACAATGACCCGAAATCACCTAAGTTTACAAAGGTTGGAAAACCGCTTGCATGGATGCGTAATTGGTTTCAGCTTGATGATGGCGTCACTGTTGATACTTGCCCTGTCTGGGGAGAGTTTAACAGAATTGAGTTTATTACTGGCGATATCGGCAACACTGATACTGTTAAGAGGTATCTTGATAGTCTTGGATGGAAACCGGACGAGTGGAACTGGAAAAAGATTAACGGACAGTTCATCAAAGTCTCGCCAAAGCTCTCAGACAGTTCCTTGGAAGGACTTGGAGATGTAGGCCAGGCTCTGATGGAGTACTATACTTTGAGGTCTCGTCACTCTATTATGAAAGGTTGGTTTGAGTATGTTGACAAGAAGGGGCGTATTCATGGTGATGTGTTTAACGTAGGTACACCTACCTTTAGACAAACTCACAAGATCATTGCTAACTTGCCAAGTGGCAAAGCAACTCTTGGGCCTGAAATTCGTAAGTTGTTTGTAACAAAACCAGGTTACAAGATTGTTAGCGCTGACTCTGCAGGTTGTCAGCTTAGGCTTCTTGCACACTTTATGAAAGACCCTGACTACACTAGAGAGGTTCTTGAGGGTGACATCCATCAGAAAAACGCCGACGTACTAGGTTGTTCTAGAGCTTTAGCCAAGCCCTTTATTTTTGCTTACCTCTACGGTGCAGGTGGTAAAAAGCTTGGTTCTATTCTTAATGTCTCTGAGAAAGAAGGAACAAAGCTAAAGAACAAGTTCACTAACGCTTTCCCTGAGCTTAAAAAGCTAATCTCAAAAGTTCAGCACATAGCGGAACAACAGGGGTATATCCCTGGCCTAGACGACAGGCCAATCTTTACAGACAGCCAACATAAAGCACTCAACTACTTGATTCAGGGTGCAGAGGCTGTAGTAATGAAAGCTACTGTGGTAATGATCGATCAAAAGCTAAAGGAAGCAAACATTGATTTTAAACACCTACTGTTCTACCACGATGAACATTCAGTAGAAGTTCGAGAAGATCAAACAGAACAAGCACGGGAAATTATTATGGAATGTTTCCGAGAGGCACCTAAACAGTATGGTATTACTATTATGGACTGCGGCGATTGCAACGTCGGCTCAGACTACTTTCAGGTGCATTGATGAGAAATCCACATAAATACAAACATACAGACTTAAAAGTCTTAAACCCAGATAGGGTTCTAAAAGAATGCGTTTCGGGGGGTTGTACAAATCCTCCACGCAACCCAACTACCCGGAAGGAAAATGGTAACTATAGATACTACAGCTACTGTGAAGGCTGTATTAATTGTAGGGAAAGGTACAACATGACAGTCCCTGAACGTCAAGTTATGGTAGACGCACAAGATAATAAGTGTGCAATCTGCAATAGCGAGTTGGCAGGTTGGGGAAAGGGTTGGTCGGCAGATTCCTCTGCGGTTGACCACTGCCATACGACAGGAAAAGTAAGGGGTATCTTGTGCTACCACTGTAACACAGGGATTGGCCAGTTAAAAGAAGATATAACTGTACTCAAATCAGCAATTAAATATTTG